CAGATACGTCCCACTTTGGAAGCTGACCCGAATAGAGCAAGCTAATAAGCTCTCTGTATGCTTTAGCCCAGCCAATTTTAGAATCGGCGACGTGTATAACGGTATCGGTGTCATGAAATTCCTCCGCAACTTCTGGTAGTTTAGATACGTATTGACGTTCAACACTGAAACCTACACCTGTACCGCACATCAGGACGTACATCATCTCGTCAAACGCTTTGGGGTGGTCGATGGGTAAGTAGCTACAGTTAAAGCCAGCTACGTTATCACGGTCAAGAGCCTCACCTGCTGTCATAAGCGCTCTCATACTGGGCATAACATCCAAGCTATGAATGTCTGAAAAGATACCATTGGCTTCTTCAAGAGTAAGCTTACCCTTCTCAACCCAGAAGTTTAGGTACCTGTCGATTGTTTCTTCCCAAGTCTCACGCCGTTGTTCGTCTGGTAGGTAACGTGCGTAACGGGACTTGTGAATGTATTGTTGATATGCGTCCATTAATTTTCCTCTTCAAAATATCGTTTACAAAACACCTCTGTTACTTCCTCTTCTACGCAAATTAAAGAACCGTACATGGGTATACATCTTTCTTTTACAACATTGTATGAACCATATTCAGCACAGATTCTTGTGTCAGGTTCAATAACACAACCCGGAATTAGAAGTAACAGAAGCAGTCGTTTCACTGATTTAACTCCTTAATAAGTCTGTCAATATACCATCGACACTTACGTAAGTCTTCGACAGGTTTGCCCTTGTAGTCGTAACGCCACAAGTACTTCAATGCATTACCCTTCAGATAGCCGTTGAACTCATTGGCTGGCATGGAAGCCTTGATAGCTTCGATAGCCTCAATAGCACCTTTGTTGTAGTGATCAGGTTGCTCCACTGGGTCTACCTTCTTTGCCTTCCTGATAGAAAGATTGTTCAATGCTCTTACTGTATCCCAATCTTCTGGAGTTGCGTTGTCAATACTCATCCGTACTTTCTCCTTAAATAGTTCATGCTAATCGGTAGCTCGTCAAACGAACCGTCGTCTACTTCGTTGAGCATCCATATCCCAGACCAGCTACCGTTTGTTTGAGGGTTTAAGTAGTCCTCATCATGGTTGTAATAGATACCAGCAAACAAACCAGTGATGTTAGTACCGTCTGCTTTACGTGCATAAGCTATGTCTCTGTCTTGCACGTGTCCCATAATGCATGACATGAACTTCTTTTGCAACATCAACTTTGCACACGTTACTGGCCTACCCATGACGCCACTAGTAAAGTAGTGACAGTAAGCGATACCATCAATGATGATTGGCTCAAGGAACGGTACAACTTCCCAGCCAGACTTCTCTAACTCAAAGTCATTATAGCTCATCAGTCCCTCAAGCTTTGCATCTGTTTCGATGGCACGTTCAATGCGCTGTTCGTGGTTACCTAACAAGAACACCATACGAGGCTTCCAAGTCTTGTGCTTGTTACGCCGCAGTCTGCGTTGCTCTTCATAGATAGGCTTTAAAAATGCCCACATAGCATGCTTACCAGCTTCGATGTCGTTGACGTAACGTCTACCCTCGAATGACTTCTTCCCAACGTCATAGCTACTGAGACTTGGCATGTCCCAGTGATCCCCCAGATGAATGATAACGTCAGGTTTAGTTGCTGCTGCATAACGACCAGCCCAGTACAGGTGGTCAACAGGCATGTCAGGTTTGACTTGTGTGTCAGGTATTACTAAGTGTCTAGTCATTGCTTTTTACTCCATCCGACAGGACAGGTTTCTGGTGTGTACCATGTGAATCCCTGTTTGTCTGCCCATTCTTGCATGGTGTACTTTGTCCCGTCACTTCTACGTCTTGCTCCGGGCATGACTGTTCTTGGGTTTTGGAAGATGAAGACCAACGTCTCCTTCTCGCCAAGGCATCGGCTAATATCAACATACTTCTTCGCTTCTGCTCTGTCACGGAACCTCCCTTTAGCTTCAATGTAAATAGTATGGTCACCTTTACGATAAACAAAGTCAGGCTCATACATTCTAACCTGAGTATATGTTATCCCGCAAGAGTGATACTCACAACGCTTAAGCTTTTGATGCAAGTCATATTCAAACCAGCTGTCAAAACCTTTAGGTAAGTTGCGTCTCGTTCTCTTCACTTGGTTTTTCCCATAGTTGGTTAGGTTCACGACGTAGCCATAGCAGCCTAGCGTTCTCGATGACACGCTCTTCAGACTCTAACAACTCAACGCACTTGTTAAACATCTCTATCTCTGTCAGTCCTTCAAGGAGCTTCTGAGACTTCTTATCACCAATACCATACACACCGACAATGTTATCAGCTTTGTCGCCCATGATGATTTGACGGTAGAAGAACAGTAATCCTTCCTCTTCGTTAACAGAAGACAGTTCACGTTTGTTGAAGTTGTAGTGTCTACACGGTACTTGCTTGAAGTCCTTGTCAAGGCTGACGATAATGCTGTCAGGAGTAGAGGTAGCGTCGATAGCAATCAAGTCATCAGCTTCCTCATCTTCTGACACAACAGCATTCCAGTCATCTATCAGATACTGACGTATGGCTTCCAAGTGTACAGGCTTTTCTTTGTCCTTACGGTTACCCTTGTAAGGCGCGGTCACAGCTACATCATTACGGAAGTTGCCCTTACCTGTCAGGTAAACACGGTACTCTGGCTCGTCATCTATCTGTGTGTATAGATCACTAATCAGATCAGATAAGAAACTGCCCGTAGTATAACAGGCAGTCTTAACTGACTCATCGTCGCACTTAAATGCACAACGATAAGCTACGATGTCACCATCAACAAGGATCACAATGCTTCCGCTTCAGAAACAGCGTTATCGGTGTACTCGATCAACTCTGTAACCTTCATCTTGATCATCGATGGTGAACGACCTGTACCAACAGACCAGTCATAGTAGCCTACCACTGCCACTGCTTGTGATCCGTTAGCGATGAGAACATCTTCAGGTATCTCCACACCATTCTCGTCTGTCAACCGCATAGGGTTGTTAGACTTCATGGTAATGAAGAAGTTACGCTCATCACCTTTGTTGCTAGGTGCGATACCCATATCTTCAAGGGCCTCAACAGCTTTTTCGCTGAGGTTACCAAGCTGTACTTGATACTTGTTACTGTACTTGTTGAGCTTGTTACGCTCACACCAGTAGACGGTACCGCGTACAGTGATGGGTGGTAGTTTGTTCGCAGACATAAGTTTCTCCTTAATGTGTTTCTGCCCAATTGTTGCCTACTCTATACTCGCCGTCTAATGGACACCGTAGGCCAAGCGTCTCTCCGGCGATTCTGATTGAGCGCACACCGATACGTCCGACTGTATCTGCGTAATGCGCTGGTGTTTCTATCTGCCACTCGTCATGTACGTTGGCTACAAATTTGTGTGGGATGTTGCGAAGTTTATCTGCTAAGTGTATCAGTGCCTGTTTCATAACACAAGCCCCTGCTCCTTGCAAAAGTGTATTCAGTGCGGCGTGTTGGGATCTGACTCTGAGTTTTCGTCCATCGAGGCCATCAAGTACGCCCGACTGAGCCTGTCTGTCAATTCTTCCTCTAAGTTCTTCAAGAGCAGGCGTGTTTTGTAGAAATCTCTCTTTAAGCCTTCTTCCAGTGCCGCTATTTCCTCCAACGATAGCTCCGATTTTAGCATCTCCGGCCCCATACAGAAACGCATATATGAATGTTTTCGCAAGAGGCCTTGTCGGTAGTTGTGCAGCCCGTTGATTAGCTGCATGAATATCGCCATTGAGTATTTCATTTGTGTAGCCATCGTCGTCCATGTAATGAGCCAACATACGTAGCTCTAAACCGCTGGCATCAATACCAACAAGTACGTTACCGTCTTCAACAGTCCAGCATCGTCTGCACTCAGGACCGAACGGTGCAGATACTGCAGGAACCTGAGCCATGTTAGGTGATTGGTGTGTCATGCGTCCTGTAACAGCTCCGTTGGTAATCACTCTACCGTGTACTCTACCATCATCCTTGACAGATTTCAACCATGAATCGATCTGAGCCACACGTTTTTGTAGCATCATGTAACGTGCAACAGCTTTGGCTTCTGGTCTGTCGATACCTTCGAGTACCTTCTCATCAACGATGATGTTTCCCTTCTCAGTCTTCTTGTCGAACTTGACACCAAGACCTTGCAGTCGCTCTGCTATCTGCTTACGTGAGCCGGGATTGAACACAGTAACTTTGTCCTTCAGCTGCTTACCCGTCTTCTCTGACCAGCGCTCTTCAACGATAGGTGGGAAGATGTCTTGAAGGCTTGCTTCAATGTTGTTCATCTCAAACATCAAGTCCATCATCAACTGTTCTGCGTTGTCGCAGTCGAGCTTGAAGCCGTTGCGTTCTTGCTCAGTAACAAGCCAGCCTACTCGATGCTCCAGATTAATTGACTGCTGAGAGAATCCTTCCTTGTCTAGCTGTAACTCTAACCACTTGTGAACCTGTTCAGTAAGTTCAACGTCAGCAATACAGTACTCGATCATCTCGTCAGTCAGTCCACCGTCGTAGTCTGTGAAGTCGAGCTTGCCTGTTCCTCCAAGGATTGTTCCCCAATTACGCAGTGAATGTCCCCCGTCTTGGCTGGGGTTGTAGAGTCTGGAGAGGTAGAGAGTATCCACAACAGTATCCCTAGAGATATATACGTTCCAAACACGATCAAGAATACCCACATCGAATCCAATGAGGTTGTGTCCAATGATTTTGTGTGCATCATTCAACACCTTCTGCAAAGTACTGGCTGTAGTGTGGACTTGTATATCGTTCTTCACCTTCGTAACTGCACACCAGATCGTTGAGTGATCCAAAGTAGTTTCGATATCCAAGTAACAGATACTCATAGTACGCCTCGTTCAATTCATTTTGTTCAGGGTTGTGGTTAAACTTCTGGTAAGTCTCCATCAACTGTTCCTGTTCTAATATCCAACTCCCAATCTTGCTCATGGTAGATCATCTCCTCTACGTCTGCGAGTGTGCGTAAATCTGCACGGTCGATTACATCACCGTCATCTAGAGTAACAGCAAAACATCTGTTGCACAAGTCTACAAACTCTTCGCTAACTGCATACCGTCTTGTCGCTTCGTAGTCTGTAAGCTCTACGTCACACGCTTTACATCTCACAACACGTTCTCCTCGCGTTCTTCTCGTTGTGTTAGTCGTCCTGTCGCCTCATTGTAGAACACCTCACATGCCTTGCCTGTCTTGCCAGTGTATCGGTTCTTCAACACACGTAGCACGGTCGTGTTCTTAACGATAGGATCATCAGCCTGACTGTTACGCTCTGCACCAATGACCGCATCAGACAACTGTGCAATCGAGGCAGAGCCTCGTAACATACCCAGACTAGTCACTGCACCGTCCTCCAGCTGCTTGCCTTCTGGCCTGCGTAGGTGGCTGACAAGGAACATACAGATGTTCATCTCCTGTACGAATGTTCGCAGTTTTGTCATGATCATGTCAAGTGCGCGGCGTTCATCCCCGTTGCTTTGATCGGACACTAGTATTGATACGTGATCCAGCACGATGAATCTAACACCAAGCACCTTCACAAAGTACCGCATCCTGCCCAGTACATTCTCGATCTCGTTACTACCAAAGTGTTCCCAGAGATAGACACGGTTCTCATAGTCCATCGTATCGTAGACTAGGTCGATATCAGTGTCGTCATACTCACAGTCTGGCAGGTGGATAGGCTTGTTCAGTTCAAGACCTACGAGTCCACGCATGGTACGTTCAGGTGTCTCCTCAAGGAACATCAGACCAAGGTTATCATCAGACTGTGCCATGATGGAACTGACTACCTCACGCAGTAGCGTTGACTTGCCCAGCCCAGAGCCAGCGCAGATAGTCACAAGCTCTGCCATACGTATGCCGTACAGGTGCTTGTTCAGTCCCTCGAACGGGTACTGTACCTTAGCCTTGGCTAGTGGCTTCTTGATCAACTCACGTAGCTCACCAGCACCCACGATACCTTCAGGTGTGTAAGGTTGAGCAGACCACCACGCTTTGGTGTACATCTCTGAGTCGTTGTTAGTCAGGTAGTCACACGCATCCTTGTAACCGTTGACGTGCTTAACAATCCTAGCCTTGTTTCCGAACAGATCAGCACATTCCTTCGCCGCGTTCTGTCCCGGTTCATCAGCATCGAAACAGATGACGACGTTCTCAAAGCTGTTCAGCCAGTCGTAAAAGAGACGGCAGTCCTTCGCCGCTGACGTTGCACCGTTGCGTACACTGACAACAGGAAACTTTGATCCTGTCATTTGGTGTGCCGCTAACGCATCGTACTCGCCCTCAACAATGGTGACGTACTTGCCCCCTTCAGGGAACAGATGCTGCCCGTACAGTCCTGCGTTCTTCCAGTCTCCAATGATACTGAACCGCTTGTCAGGGTTGCGTACCTTCGCGGCAACAGGCTTGGTCGGATCGTCAGGGTCGTAGTAACCAAACGTCGTAACATCTCCCTGCTTCAGCGCTGAGTACTTCTTCGCTGTCGTCCCTGTGATGAGGCGGTCAGTGATAGTACGGTACTCAGCAGTGATGAGACGGTGCTCAGTCTGACTGAACGATGGTTTAGTCGCGTTGTTGATAGCTCCTAGCTCACGTACGTTTTCTCGTACGCTGTCCTTGGGTGCTGGCGTAAACGTGTCGCAAACAAAACATTTGCTCGATCCATCGTCGTTGAATGCAAGACCGTCACTGCTTCCGCAGTCTTGACATGGTTGGTGTGTTTCAGTGAATGGCATGGCTGGCTCCTAAGTCTGCGTAACGTCTGCGAAGATCTTCCTCTTCGAGTTCACCGTAACCTACGGCTAAGAACGTACCTACCATATTCAACATCTCAGTCACAGTCAAGTGTTCGAGTTCATACTCAACAAGCTCGTTGATGATGTCATCTTTACAGATAGTCATTACAATATTTCCTTAATAAATTTAACATTACTGTTGACTTTACAGATAGATTTTATCATGGATTTAATCGTCTGTCAAGCCTTGAGGTGTGTTATGCATAAGTACAGCCTCTCTTGCCTTCTGTTCCTCGACTTTATAAAACTTCTGAACGTGCCAAGGTCTTTGTACATCGTAAGAAAAGTAGTCGTCAGGGTTATATTTCTTTCCTGCAATACGCTCTAAACTGTCCAACATTATTGACAATTCAAAAAAGTCTTCTTTGAAAGCGCAAAAATCTTCTTCTTCATAGTGTTTGTTTTCGGCCATCAGATGATCGCTAATAATTTTTAGCTCCCACCATGTCCAATCTATCAAGGTGTCTAGCTCTTTCCTGACTTCAAGTATGTCGTATTTCATTTAGCTTCCTCCTCATCACGCTCCTGTTTGTAAGCCTCGATGTCATCACGTTCAAACTCTTCAGCGTAGTTACCCTTCACCTCCCAGTAGTCTTGATAATCATCAGCCCAGACTTCCCAGCTTTCTCTACCGTGGATCATATACCACCTCCTCTCTGATAACACGGACACGTTCGCCGTCTGCTTTGTAACTGTTACAAAAATACTTTGCGTTGTCTAGTGTGCTGTACCAGTCAGACCCGTCAGCACTCCTTTCAACCCAGTCACATTGACGCTCGTCCCATTTCTGTACGTTGTACCATGTATGAATAGCCATCTTACACCTCCACATCATAGACCGTAGTGGTCTCTTCATCTTCTTGACGTTCAACAGACACGTCATCCTCAGTCCAGTCTATCGGACAGTCTAGCTCACTCACAGCGTAGTCCATCGCAGCTTGCTCTGCATCGCACTCGTCTGCTGACAGTACATACACACGCTTTGTAACAGTTACAGTTACGTCGTATGCATAGACTTGTTCCGCGAGCTTACTGTCCATCTCGTCGAGGTGTTCAACCACGTCGTTCAGGTATGAGTCGAGCGCGTGAAACAACTCAGACTTTGAGTGATAGTCCCTGTCGTATTCGATTTGTTGTCGCATGCTGTTGATGCTACGTCGAAAGGCTACAAGGTCTTCGCGTGTTGTTAGTAAATCGGCTCTCATGATGTCATCTCCTCTACTTGGTTGTAAATACTATCAGCATATTCGCCCATTGAATAGTCGCATATTACTTCCATTGGGTGGCTGACGTTGGTGACGTTGCCGTACACGAATTGGAACCACGCAATGTAGTTGCCTTTCTCTTCGCTGTACACACCTACGTCGTCAAAGTCACACTGTCCCATGTTGTCAAGCACTGTGAAGTGTTCGCGTGATTGTTCGACGTCAGCTTCCTCGCCTTCGCCATACACGCTGATGCTCTTGTCTGGATCTTGCAGTACTGTGTCAACGAAATATTCTGCTACTCGTTTTTCTGTGAAATGCATAATCATTCTCCTCTGGTAACATGTTACCGTATTTTAACAAAACAATACGTACCGTCTTCGATCTTGTAAAGACTGTACCGACCTTTGAGGTACGTGTGAGCCGCCGCACCTGTCTTGGTCTTGTCGTCCTCCGGTAAAGAGAACCACTCACCTGCCTTCATAGACTCGAATAGGTCACGCCATCGACTACCGCGTCCACGAAAGTTGAGAGGTGATGGTGCTGGATTACGTTGGATTTGAAAATGTGTCATGGTACTTCTCCTTCATTACTGGATACAAGTTTAAAAGTTGATGATTGGTATTACATCGTTGTCAACGACAAAGCCGTTGGTGTTGGTCTTCGCTGGCCCTTTGGCAACCAGCCCCACTACTACTCCGCGATTGTTGACGTTGACCCAGTCTGAGTCGTCGCCGTTGATCACGGGTCTTCCCATAAACGTCGATGGGAAATTCTTATTCCTGAACACGACTGCCATTGGTGCGTCGCTGTAGGATTTTAGGAAGCTCTGCACTTGGTGCTGGTAGTGCTTGGCTCCGCTGTAACTGAACATCAGTCGATAGTTGTCCGGCTGTCGCTGTCCGTGAAAACGTCGAGCCTTCTTTGTGTAGTCGTAAAACTGCAACTCAGGGAACGACTGCGGTACGTCGTAATCTTCCCAGCTGATATCGCTCATGACGTTGAGACGTACAACACCCTGCACACGTTGCTTTGCACATAACCTTGAGAAGTTTTCTAGCTCGCGGCACAGCTGATCCAGAAACGTGATCTTGGAGTTGTGCCAGTAGTCAGTGCGGGCCTGTCGTGCCTTGTTGATCGACGGGTACACACCGCCAAGACCAGACTCTTTGAGG